TCCGGTGATTACACGGCGGCTGAGGTGGGGGCGGACCCGTCAGGGTCGGCGGCATCAGCGCAAGCGGCGGCGGAGTCGTACGCGGCGTCGCAGGCATCGGCCGCGCTGTCGTCGGCGGAGACGTTCACTACGAGTGTCGTCGCTGCCGAGACGGCCCGCGCGGAGACGGCTGAGGCGCTCCTGGCGCCCAAGGCATCCCCGGCCTTCACGGGCTCGCCGACGGCCCCGACCGCGAGCCCGCTGACCGATAGCACGCAGGTCGCTACCACGGCGTACACGGACGCGGCTGTCGCAGCGGAGACGAGCCGGGCGGAAACAGCGGAAGCCCTCAAGGCCCCGCTGGCGTCACCCGTCCTCACGGGCTCCCCGACCGCGCCCACGGCGACTACCGGGGACACGTCGGCACGGATCGCCACAGACCAGTTCGTCGCGACCGCCGTGGCCACTGAGACAAGCCGAGCCGAAGCGGCGGAAGCACTGCTCGCCCCGCTCGCCTCACCCGCGTTCACCGGATCGCCGACCGCACCGACCAAGCCCGCGCTGACCGATAACACCGACGTGGCGACGACGGCCTACACGGACTCCGCCGTGGCAGTGGAGACTTCCAGGGCCGAGGCTGCCGAGGCACTGAAAGCCCCGCTCGCGTCCCCGGCGCTGACCGGTGCCCCGACCGCGCCGACGCAGACCAGCGGTGACAACTCCACGAAGATCGCCACTGACGCGTTCGTGGCGACTGCCGTTGCTGCCGAGACGGCCCGCGCCGAGACTGCCGAGGCTGCCGCGCAGGCCAACGCCGAGGCGGCTTCCCTCCCGCTTCCCTCCGGGACCGCCGCGAACGGGGCTGTCCCTGTCGCGGCAGGGACCGGTGAAGCGTCCAGGTGGGGCGCAGGCGGCGGCGTGACGGTCCTCGTCCCGGCACCGACCGGGGTGACCGCGACCGACACGCCGGCCGTGACGGCCGCCATCAGCAGCCTGGTGACAGCGCTGGCTTCCGCGCCCGCGACGCTGCTGTTCCAGGACGGCGTTTACCAGATCGATTCCAACAGCCTGGTCATCCGGTCCCCGAACACGACGACGGTCGCCAGCGGAAGCAACGGCGCGGAGCCGGCTACCTGGGTGGCCGGCGCGACGGGCACGCTCACGGTCACCTCGTCCACGTCGGCGTTCCCGTCCTCGGGGCAACTGTGGCTGGCGTGCAGCGGTAACACCGTCGCCCTGGTCGCCTACACGGGCACCAGCGGCTCGACGTTCACCGGCTGCACGTACCTGTCCGGGTCGCCGTCCGGCACCCTGTCGACCGGGAACGCCGTCACCGGCTGCCTGTCGAATTTCACTGTCAGGGGCAGCGGCGGCACGGTGATCGCGCAGGCCCCGAACCGGAGCGCCCTCCCGAACAACGTGACGGGAAACATCTTCACCGTCGCCGACTGCACCGACTTCCGTGTCGAGACGCTCACGCTAGACGGCAAGCGCGACACGGTGTCCCCGATGACCCCGCTCACAGCGAGCGCCGCGTCCGGGCAGCCGTCCGTCACCGTGGCGGCAGGGGCCGGCGCGAACTACCAGGCCGGGCAGTACCTCTGCGTCAGCGGCGGCCTCGGGACGAGCGATCAGCTACTGGCCGAGGGAACATCGGTGGGCGCGGGCACGCCGAAGGTCATCGCGTCGATTACCCCCGGCGGAGGGTCCGGCGGCGGCGACCTGATCACCTTCACGGCCAACCTGGCCAACACGTACACGGTCACCGGGACGACCCCGTACACGGACGGTTTCGGCCCGTACGCCTACAACGGGGCGTTCGTCACCTGCTACCAGACCGGCTATGACAACAGCGTCGCCGGCCGCACGCTGAGCGGCGAGGACCAGCAGTGCGGCATCCATATCATCAACTGCCAGCGGTTCGTCCTGTCCCGGCTGACCGGCCGGAACCTGTGGGAGTCGCCGGTCAAGATCGGCACCGGCGAGTCCCCGGCGTCGCTGATCACGGACAGCTGCAGCCACGGCCTCGTCGACGGCTGCACGGGCACGCACTGCTACGACCAGGGCGTCAGCGTCTGGAACTCCACGCAGATCACCGTCACGGGCTGCCTGGAGAACGCGACCGGCTGGACGGGCATCTCCCTCACCGGGTCGGACAACTGCACGGTCACCGGCAATCAGGTGATGAACACCGTGTACCGGTGGGTCGCCGAGGACGCCGGGCACGGCATCACCGTCGAGGGCGGCGTCGGCAACCAGGTCCACGGCAACGTGATCACCGGCGGATGGGGTTCCGGGATCCGGCTGATCATCAGCCCCGTCAAGTTCGGGCTGCCGGGCAGCAGCAGCAACCCGTACCTGACGGCGTTCCTCGAAGCGGGCACCGTCGCGGGAACCTCGATCGCCGTCTCGGCCACGTCGGCGCTCATGACCGGCGGGAAGTACTCGTTCGATGACGGGTACCAGTCCGAGGCGATCACGGTCGCCTCGATCATCGACGGCACGCACGTCACGATCGCCGAAGACGTCCAGTTCAGCCACAACGCGACGACCACCTACATCGGGCCGCGCATCGCGCAGGACAACTCGGTCATCGGCAACACCATCCGGAACGTGTCCTACGCCCAGCCGGGAGGTACCGGGGCGCACTCGGACGGAAACGGCCTGGACATCCTCGCCGCCGTCCGCAACCTCGTCCACGGCAACAAGATCAGCCGGGCCGGTGGCTCCGGCATCTACATGGGCTCCGGCACCACCGAATCCGGCGGCAGCACCGTGCAGGGTGACGGCACCGTCGTATCGCAGAACTCGGTCCGCGACATTTACGGCACCTCGTCCGGCGCGGGCATCTACGCGGTCGGCAGCACCAGGATCCAGGTGCTGGACAACGACGTCAGCAACGCCGCCGAGGTCGGCGGGATCAAGCTCCTCGGCGTCCTGGACTCCCGCATCGCCGGAAACACCGTCCATGACCTGTGGAACGCCGCAGGGATCAACACGGGGCCGAACAGCGGCACGAACTGCTCCCGGCTGATCATCACCGAGAACCACCTGTACCGGATCAGCCAGCAGGGCCTCGCGCTCAACCTCGCCGACTCGTGCGTCATCACCGGCAACCGGATCTGGGGCTGCGGCACCGGCGACGCCGGCCTGACCCTGTACGGCTGCACGAACTGCATCGTAGAGGCCAACACGAGCAACTCCAACAGCATCGCCGGCATCAAGCTGGCCAACTCCAGCAGCACCGGGTGCACGGGGTGCCGGGTCATCAATAACACCTGCCGCAACGACGCCTCCGGGACCGGCGCGAACGTCGCCACCAACGGCAACTACTCACAGCAGACCGGAATCCTAGAATCCGGCAACAGCGACTACAACGTCTACGAGGCCAACGAGCTGGACGGCAACACGTCCGCACAGCTCACCCTCGCCGGGACGCATTCGGCCGCCCGCAGGAACATCATCAGCGGATCCCTGCTCCCTCCCTCGGTGTCCACGCCTTCGGTGCCGTCCAGCACCACCGCGCAGCAGAACGCCACCGGCCACGACGTATTCGCCTACATCGCCGGGGGCACCGTCACCGCCATCACGGTCGGATCCACGGCCACCGGCATCACCACGGGCATGGTGTTCGTCCCCGCCGGGCAGACCATCACCCTCACCTACTCCGCCGCGCCCACCTGGACGTGGATAGCGGCCGGATAGGCGCGCGGGGCACCGGCACCTCAGGCTCCTCCGGGACAGCGGGCACCGTCCTCAACGTGACCGTCCAGTAGCGGGAGGCGACGCCCGCCGCCTGACGCCCGCCCTCATCCATGACAGCAGCGGATCGGCGGCGCATCCATGGCAGACGACAGCAGCCGGTACTGCGGCGCCCGCCTCAGGAAACGCGACGGGACATGCACCCGGCCCGCCGGATGGGGCACCGGCCACCCCGGCGCGGGACGCTGCAAACTCCACGGCGGATGCGCCCCCTCCGGCCGCAAAGCCGGCATGGAAGCCCTGGCCCGCAAAGCCGTCATCACCTACGGCCTCCCCCGGGACATCTCCCCGGCCGACGCGCTGCTGGAAGAGGTCCGCTGCACCGCCGGCCACGTCGCATGGCTGCGGGAGAAAGTCCGCGACCTCGAAGAGGACGACCTCGTGTGGGGCATCACGGAGCAGTCGGAGAAGTCCGCGACAGAGTTCCCCGGCACCGACATCACGTACGCGGCGAAACCGTCCGTGTGGCTGGACCTGTACTACCGGGAACGCAAGCACCTGGTCGACGTGACCAAAGCGGCGATCTCTGCGGGCATCGAGGAACGCCGCGTCAAGCTCGCCGAAGCACAGGGCGCGCTGCTGAACGACGTCATCCGGCGCATCCTGGCCAGGCTGGACCTGACCGGGGAGCAATCGGCGCTGCTGCCGGTCGTGGTGCCCGAAGAGCTGAGGCGCGCCGCGGTGATGGCGTCAGCGAACTAGCCGCGGTGCCGCGCTTTCGCGGGCCGCGCGAATACTGAACGGTAACGCTGGCGGAGGTCCCTCGTGACGGCGATGGCTTTCGAGGCCGCCGCCGCTGGATGGAACGGTCCCGTACTGCCGGAATGGCGGAACACCGCCCGGCCCGAGCAGCTCCCGCCGGACGGCCAGTGGCTTACCTGGGCTTTCATCGCCGGGCGCGGCGCAGGCAAGACCCGGAGCGCCGCCGAGTGGGTCAACGAGAAAGCGCAGTCCAGCCCCGGAGTCCGCATCGCGCTCGTCGGCCGCACCCCCGCCGACGTCCGCGACGTCATGATCGAAGGCGAGTCCGGCATCCTCGCGGTCGCCCGCGAGAACACGCCCGTCTACCAGTCGACGAAACGCCGCCTGACGTGGCCGAACGGCTCCACGGCCTACGCCTACTCAGCCGAGGTCCCCTCCCAGCTCCGCGGCCCGCAGCACCATTACGCGTGGTGTGACGAGCCCGCGGCGTGGACCGATGCCCGCAAGGGCGACGTGCTGGACACGGCATGGAACAACCTCATGCTGGGACTCCGGCTCGGGAGCGACCCGCGGTGCGTGGCGACGACGACACCCAAACCCGTCGCCCTGATCCGCACGATCCTGGGCCGCAAGTCGACGGCGGTCACGCGCGGCTCCACGTACGACAACCTGGCGAACCTGGCCCCGTCATTCCGCGACGAAGTCCTCACCGCCTACGAGGGCACCCGCATCGGCCGCCAGGAACTGCTCGGCGAGCTGCTGGAAGACGTCGAAGGCGCGCTGTGGACCGTCGCCATGATCGACGGCGACCGGGTAGGCGCCCCGCCGGACATGAGCCGGATCGTCGTCGCGGTGGACCCCTCCGGCGGTGACGGGCCGCACAGCGACGAGCAGGGCATCGTCGTCGCGGGCCTGGGTGTCGACGGCGACGTGTACATCCTGGCGGACCGCTCGTGCAAGCTGTCCCCGCACGGCTGGGCGTCGCGGGCGGTCGCCGCGTTCTGCGAGTTCGCGGCGGACCGGATCATCGCCGAGGTCAACTACGGCGGCGCGATGGTCGCCTCGACGATCGGCCAGGTTGACTCCGCGGTCCCGGTGAAGGTCATCACCGCATCGCGGGGCAAGGTGCAGCGCGCCGAGCCGGTGTCAGCCGCCTACGAGAAGCACCGTATCCACCACGTCGGCGCGCTGGCCAAGCTCGAAGACCAGATGACGACGTGGACTCCGCAGGACGGGACGAGTCCAGACCGCCTCGACGCACTGGTGTGGGCCGTGACTGAGCTGACGGGCAACTTCGGGGCAGACGCATGGCTGGCATGGGCGAAGCGCAAAGCCGGGGAAGCGCAGGGCACCCAGGCGCAGGAAACGCCCGGTACGCCGGGCATCACCGCAGCCGGCGAACCGCAGCCGGCGCAGTCCGGGGAGCCTGCCGGCCGCCCGGCCGTGACGGACGGACCGGAGCCAGGCACATGGCTGGTGCGCTCGAGCGACGGGCAGCGGGACTACACGGTGACCGCCGACGGACGGTGCGACTGCCAGGCCGGGACGCACGGGAAACGGTGCAGGCATGTCGCCGAGGCGCACGCGACCGCGGACCCGGCGCTGCTGCTGAAGCTGGCCAGGGACGCGGCGTTCAGGGCGATCCGGTAGATGGAGGAACCGTTGAACGGCGACGCCACCGCCGCACCGGAATACATCTGCCCGTTCTGTGATCGCGGCCAGTGCTCCCGGTGCCGCGACCGGAACTGCGGCTGCTGTTACGGCAGCGAGGACTGACCGCCGTCCGCCCCGGGCCTTGACTCTTCCGCCCCCGGTAGCTGATTCAGCCCTTCTGCGGGGGGCGGGACCGACGGCGCCCACATGCCCCGCTCCAGGTACCCGGCATGCTCGCGGCGGCACTCCGCGCACAGCACAGTCGCGATCGTCCCGTGCCAGTCGCACTCCCACGGGACCGCCTGCCCGGTCCGGGGGATCAGGTTCCACACCGGGTCATGCGGCAGCGACTGGCGCCACCGGCGGTACGCCTCCGCGTACTCCCGTGCGCTGATGATCTTCCCGGTGCCCGCAGGCTTCGGGCCGTCGCCGAAGAACACCTGGAGTGCCCCGAGCGGCTCGGCCCAGACCGTCACCCGCCGGCAGCAGTCCGGCAGGGACGCATCAGACGGGTGGCACAGGTGCGCGCCGGGCTTCCGCCCGGCAGTCCCGGCGAAGGCCTCAGCGCCGCGGCGCCCGCAGTGGCGGCACGTCTCATCGCTCACCCGCCCGTTCTCGCAGCCGGGGGAGGCGCGAATGGGCAAGCGCCGAGGCCGGCCGCACGGCGCGATCCGCCCCTCCGCCTACACCGGCCCGGGCGGCGTCACCTACACGGCCGAGCAGGTCGCCGGGATGCTCGCCGCCCAGCGGCAGCAGCTCGGCGCAGCAGCCCCCGTCGTCGTGCCCTCGGCAGCCGTCGCCAAGATGTCCGGCACCGGAGTCCCCCCGGGCATCGAGGCGTCCGAGGCGCTCCAGCAGATGACCCCCGGGTCGCCGTTCGCCCCGGGTACGCCCCTCCCGCCGTTCGACGGGTACTCCCGCACCCCCCGCACCCGCGACTTCCCCGCCAGCGTCAACGTGGCGACCCGCCCGCGGCTCCACGAGCGGGTCAGCTTCGAGACGCTGCGGGGCCTTATCAGGGCCTATGACGTGGCGGGCATGTGCATCTGGCACCGCATCGACACGCTGCGGTCCGTCAAGTACCGGCTCGTCCCCGCCGACGGCTACAGCGGTGACGTGACCGGCGCTGTCGAGCTGGCCAAGCAGGTACTCCGCAAGCCCGACGGGCGCCACCACTTCAAAAACTGGCTGGCGCGCTGGCTGTACGACGTCCTCGCCTACGACGCCGGGGCGCTCTTCCGCCTCCGGAACAGGGCCGGCCGCTGCACCGGCCTGAAAACAATTGACGGCACGACTCTCGCGCCGCTCCTCGATTACTGGGGCGACGAGCCCGGGGCCCCGGCGCCAAGCCACGTCCAGATCGTCAACGGGCTGATCTGGAACTGGCTGACACCCGACGACCTCATTTACGAGCCGATGCGCCCGGTCAATGACTCGATTTATGGGCAGCCGCCGATCGAGCTTGTCATCCTGAATGCCAACACGGACATCCGGACGCAGATCCACTTCCTTCAGAGATACACGGAAGGAAATATCCCGGAGGCTTTCGCAAGCTCGCCGGAATCGTGGACACCGGATCAGATTGAGCTTTTCCAGGGCTACTGGGACAGTTTCATGTACGGAGACGCGGCGAGGAAACACCAGATCAGGTGGATGCCCGGCGGGAGTTCCATTTCGTGGACTAACGAGCGGGATTTCACTGACGCGTTCTCGCTGTTCATGATGCGCAAGACCTGCGCCGGCTACCACGTCGTCCCGACAGACCTGGGATTCACGGACTCCTCGAATTACTCCACCGGGGAAAGCCAGGCAGACGTCGCCCACAAGGCCGGCGAGCTGCCGCTGATGGAATATACCGAGGAAATCCTCAGCCAGTTCCTTTATGACGACATCCGGGTGCCGGTTAAATTCGAGTGGGACCGCGGCGAAGACCAGGATGACCGTCTCGTGCAGGCGCAGTCGGACCAGATCTACATTCAGTCCGCCGTCGTGGACGCGGACGAGATCAGGGAAATGCGGTTCGGCCTCCCCGTCGACGAGCAGCGCAGGGTGGGCAGGATCTTCTTTACCGAACGCGGCGGCCCGATCCCGCTCAACTCGTTCCTCGCCCTGGCCGGCAAGATCGACCCGGAGACCGCCGCCCCCGCCGCCGATGCGGTGCTGCCGGACACGGCGTTCAGCGACGTTGAGGGGGTCATCTCCAACCCGCCTGTCCTCGGGACGCCGCTTGCGGTGGAAGAGTACGGGCCGGGCGCACTGCCCCCGATGCCCCCGTCCCAGCCGATGCCGGCGGACGAGCCGGCAGGCGCGGACGACGGCGACGGCAGTAAGCCGGTGGCCAAGGAAGGCGACGGCGCGGCCCCGGCAACGGGGATCACGGCGGAGACCGGCCTGTACGGCTACGACCTTGACCGGGGCGATGAGGGCGAGGAAGACGGCGACCGCGAGCGGGTCGCCAAGTCCGAGCTCGCCGTGTTCTGCGCCTACCGGCAGGCGCGCCGCCGCGAGCGCGAGTGGCGCGACTTCCCGTTCACCGCCGTCGGCAAGACCGCCGCTCATAACCTCAACGATTCCGGCCGGCTGGCCGTCCGCAAGGACGCCGGTGAAGTCGCGGTCGCCGGCCTGGCGGTCCTCGCCGCGGACACCGGCCGCGTGCTGATGCTCCAGCGGGCACTCTGTGCCGACGACCCGGCGGCGGGGACCTGGGAATTCCCGGGCGGCCACATCGAAGGCGATGAGTCGCCGCTGGCCGCCGCGTGGCGGGAGTGGCAGGAGGAAACGGGGACGGCGTGCGCCCCCGGAGTGCAGACCGGCTCGTGGACGTCCGGTATCTACCAGGGCATCGTGTGGACGATCGAGCGCGAGGCAATGGTGCCCGTCCGCTCGGGCACCATGATCCCGGACCCGGATGACCCCGATGGCGACCAGGCCGAATCCATTGCATGGTGGGATCCGGCGACAATCCCCGGCAACCCGGCGGTACGGCCCGAGCTGCTCGCCGGCATCGGCGCCGTGACGGCCGCTCTCGGCTGCGCTTCACCTGATGACAGTGTTGCGGCGCAGACCGGTAAGGTTGCCAAGGCGGCTGATGCGGCCCCAAAAGCGAGTGGCCCGGATGGGCTCTAGACCTCCCCGCCGCTGACTACTGGGGCGGCCAGATCACGCAAGCCCTGTCGGCGTCGCTCACCGAAGCGCAGGCGACCCGCCTCGCGGACGCCTACGCCGCGGCGAACCCGCCGCAGCAGGGCCAGAAGAAACGCGACGCGACCGCCGCCGCAGCCTTGTGGCTCGGCAACAGCGGCCCGGATCTCGCCGCGGCGCTGGCCCCGCTGATGCCCGGCATCATCACGGACGGCTGGCTGATCGGCGCGGTCTCCGGCCAGGTGATGACGGACGGCGGCAAGCCGGCGGCCGGGAAGTGGAAGCCCGGCGCGTCGGCCGAGGCGACGGCGGCGGTCGGGAACCTCGGCATCGGCCCGCAGCTCGCCGCGGCGCTCGCCGGCGCAGGGCAGGCAGCGCAGCAGATGGCGCACGGCATCGCGGTCACGCTCGGGCGGCTGCTCGCCGAGGGCGCGGCGGCCGGGCTGTCCGCGGCGGCGGCCGGCAAGACGCTGATTACCGCACTGGCCGACACCGTGAAAGCGGCAGCCGGGGCGCTCGGGCAGATCGTGACCGCGATCGGCGCGGCGGCGCTGGCGTGGTACCGGCACCGGCAGGTTGAGCGCCATGCCTGGATCACGGAGGGGGACGCCGGAGTGTGTCCCGTTTGCGACGCGAACGCCGCAGCCGGGCCTGTCCGGGTGGGCGACCCGTTCCCGTCGGGTGACCTTACGGAACCTGCTCACGATGGCTGCCGGTGCGCAACGGTGCCGGCGTCATGACCCGTCGCCATCCGGGCTAGCGGAACCACGTCCCTCGCCCGTCCCGGTGCCACGTCCCCTCGGGATGCGGCTCCAGAGCGCAGGCCAGCGGAGACGGTCCGTGCACGGGACCGCAGTAGCAGAGATCGTGCGAGGCGACCGGGATCTCATAGGCGGCCAGGCGCATGACCGGGATGCCCGGCTCGAACAGGCGGGTGCCGCACAGCCCCTTCTGGCTGTACTCGGTGACCGGCTCGTCGTCGCTCATGACTCCCACCATCGCATGACGGCAGCCAGGAGCCACCACAGCGCTATGCATCCGATCGCGGCGGCACCCATACCCGCATAGGCCTTGAGGACCCACAGGAGGCTCACGGTTTCCACTCCTCCCGCCACCCCGGACGGTGCCGGTAGCCGTAGCCGGGGTAGCGGACTGTACGGCACGGGAACGCCTCGACGGCACAGTGGACGCACTCGGGGTAACGCTCGTAATCGTTGCTGGCGTGCAGGTCCAGGATCGCAAGCTC